CGGGGCCCAGAGCTGCGTGCGACTTCTCTCCTCTGCAGAGGCCTGTAAAAGGGCCAGGTGCATTGAGAGGAATGACACGCGTTTTACAAACGCGTGGGAACCATCCACTATCGATCTGAAGGGAGGGGTACTTTTGATACGTACCCGCACTCGGGATTTACCTGACTTTCGTAAGGCCAGGTATTCCGAGTACTATCAGAAGCAGTTGACCGCTGGATCAGCCTGGACTGTTGAGTTAAATCAGTCCAGGTCCATCGCGTCTCCTGCTGCTGCTACTCCCTGTCAACAGACTACTGTTGACGAAGTCCATACGGCATGGAATGATCCTCGTAATAGAGGAGGATCCCATGGAGATGTTGGGGGCGATTTCTACTCCAAGAAGGTTGCGATTTATCTTGATAATGATAAATCGCATGATCTTCTGGTGCAGAATTTGACTGGTACCTTTCCGCGGTACAAATACGCGAATTCGGGACCAGTCTATGCCTTGCCTAACACTGCGGTCACTGTACCTAGTGTCGAAGAGAGAGATCTCAACGCTCTAGGTACGACTGCAGTAGCTAGGTGTAAGCCAACAAATCCCACCGTGGCCCTGTTTACCGATTTTTCTGAGTTTTACCACACTGGACTTCCCCATCTCTGGGGAGCTTCTTTGTGGAAGGATCGTACCCGGCTTGCGAAAGCATCCGGTGACGAATACCTTAACCAGGAATTCGGTTGGGCCCCACTTGTCAGCGACGTGCGTGGCGCTTGCTACGCAGCCGCTAACGCTCATAGACTTTTAACAGAATATGAGCGTCATTCCGGACAAGTGGTTCGGAGGTCGTATGAATTTCCGATCGAGAAGACTCGAGTCGTCACTGATCTCGGGGGTTGGGATGAGTGTTTTAATTACAACGCTCAACCGCCCCGCTCCGGAGGTTGGTTTGACCTCTCGAAGCCACAGCCGCATCTCCTTAAGACTACCGAGTTCTACCGTAGAACTTGGTTTTCAGGAGCGTTTACGTACCATATGCCCGTGGGTTATCATTCCCACGATGCACTGGTACGTGCCGGAGCGAAAGCTTCAATCCTTTTCGGATTGGAGATTTCACCGGATACGCTCTGGAATGCGGCTCCCTGGACGTGGGCCATCGATTGGGTATCCAACACCGGCGATGTTATTTCGAACATCTCCGATTGGGCCACCGATGGTTTGGTGATGAAGTGGGGGTACGTTATGGAGCATACAATCTCCAAACTTACCTACACTTTTGACCGAAAACCCCGTATCTACGGGTTTGACGGTTATGCATCGCCTCTCGTCGTTTTTGTGGAACTTAAACGACGTAAGCGGGCAACGCCATTTGGTTTCGGGATGAGTTGGAATTCTTTCTCACCCCGCCAGTTGGCCATTGCTGCCGCTCTTGGTTTGTCCAAGTTCGCGTAGCAGTGAAGTAGTACGCAGTCTCAACGCCACAGGGGCTTGAGACTTAATCTCGAGTCCTAGGAGTGATGTCATATGGCATTCGCAGACCCTCAGACCGTTACCATTACTGGTGTTACCTCACCTCTTCCCCGGACACAACAGTCCGGAGACGAGACGGTATACCAGAGTGCTGACGGCCTTATCCAGATGCTTGCTTCCCATGATCAAGGGAAGCGCATTAGGCATCTGTTGAGGATCAATCATTCGAAGATTGCTCCCGATGCGTTCCGTCCGGCGGAAAACACCAAAGTTTCGATGAGTTGTTACATCGTCTTTGATGTCCCGCCTGTCGGATACACAACCGCGGAGCAGCTCGCCATTTATACTGGATTCAAAACCCAGTTCACGGCGACTTCGGATACCCTCATCACCAAGCTTCTTGCTGGTGAGTCGTAGAGGGCCTGATGTTCGGCTTCGTATGACACTATATCCCCAGTCTATGCAGACTGGGAATAGAACTGTCACCCGAGCTGAGCATGCGTTGGATGACGCAACTGATGACGCTGGAGGAATCACTGTCAATATCCGCCTTGGCTGGAGAGCCATGGTGGCGTTGTCGGTGATATCCCTCCAAGTCATCTATGCCGCTTTCGGTCCGGCCAAGGGGACTTTGACGTCCCTAGCCCGATACGTTGGCGTTAGTTGAGTCATCCGTGGTACCATATGGTGCCGCCCTATGATCCCTATTCCAGGAGCATTCTCCGATCTGGAGAAAGGAGCCAAAGATGCTGAACGCATCCTGGGTTTCCTAGAAACGGAATAGTGGCGACTGTCATAAGACTATGGATCGTGGCAACCTCAAATGAGGAGGAACACGTGAAAAGCCTTATGTCACTCTGGTCCCGAATAGCCGAGGAATCGGCTATTCTCTGTCGCACGAGCGCCACTCGAGACATTAAGACCGTCTCGAGTAGGTTCGAACATGAAGGGTTGTCGTTTTTGACGATAACCCTGCCGGACCTTGGAAAGTCATTTGAACAATGGCTTAACCAGGGAAAGGCCGGTATCAATCCCTCTTTCAAAGTTGAAAGAGGAAGAAGTCTCCCCCGATTTCTCGGAGGTTTCTTCAACCGTGTGTTCGACCCTGCTAGCGGCGCGTTGCTCGACGATCCTTGCATCGAATCTGTGATTGCCATTCGCCAATTAACATTGGTGTTTGGTAAGCTTAACCTTCCTTGCACGAATGCTCGGAAGGCAGACGCGATGCGCGAATACGTCGAGTGTGAGAAGGATGTCCGGCAATCAGATACAAAGATCACGGAGGAAATGTACCGTGACTTTGTTCGAGTATCTGATTTGCTGTTTCGTGATGTATTCACTCGTATGGATCGTGAGATCTATTACGATAGAATCATCCCGAGGCATGGTCCAGGCCACGTTGCAGATCGTCTTACCTCTAATGGTAAGTATCTGAATCGTACTTGGACCAGTCGACTTGAGAGTATGTTTCCTGCTCTCAAGTACCTCGTTCCAAACCTCCATTTTCTGGAGGAATTGGACGAGGTGAACATCCTCGAACCCGGTTCTGAAATTCCCGTGAGGGTGATTTCAGTTCCTAAGACGTTGAAGTCGCCAAGAATCATCGCGATCGAACCTGCTCATATGATGTATATGCAGCAGGGGATTTTGCGATGTTTTCTTGAATCTTATGAGAGGGATGAACTCCTCCGTAAGATTATCGGCTTTGATGACCAGGGGCCTAACCAGTCCCTGGCACGTCAAGGATCGGCTGATGGCCGAACCGCTACACTCGACCTGAGTGAAGCATCCGATCGCGTCTCCAATGAGCTCGTTAAGAGAATGATGGCAAAGTGGCCCTGGCTTGCTAGGGCTATCGATGCTACACGCTCAAGACGGGCTGACGTAGAAGGCCATGGTGTTATACCATTGGCCAAGTACGCGTCTATGGGTTCAGCGCTGTGCTTCCCGGTTGAAGCCATGGTCTTTACGACCATGATTTTCCTCGGGATAGAACAGTCGCTCAACGTGACGCTATCCAAAAAGCTCATAAGAGAGCTTAGCGGAATGGTGCGTGTCTACGGGGATGATCTGATTGTCCCCGCGGACCATGTGCGTTCCATTGTCAAGGTGCTTGAGTCTTTCGGATCTCAAGTTAACCCTGCCAAGTCTTTCTGGACCGGTAGGTTCAGAGAGTCTTGTGGGAAGGAATACCTTAATGGGCAGGACGTATCAATCGTCCGTGTCCGGCAGGCGTTACCTTCCACAATGGCAGACGCTACTGGTGTTATTGCGACTGTTGCCCTTCGTAACCTGTTCTATGAACATGGTTACTGGATGACGGTTCGCTGGCTGGATAAGGAACTACGAGGAGTATTGAAATACTTCCCTGTAGTTCTGCCAGCATCACCGGTGTTGGGCAGGGTATCATTCCTTGGGTATGAAACCCAAAGAATGCACCCCAGCCTTCATAGCCCACAAGTTCGGGGCTATGTAATGAAGGCCAAAGCCCCCAGCGATAAACTGGGGGGTACTGGTGCCCTACTTAAGTGTTTGCTTAAGCTGGAATCACAGAATCCAAAAGGAGTTGTTGAGAGTTATCTCAACTTAGCCTCCTGTTCTGCTTCTGGCACCGATCCGACAGACGATGGTTCTTCCTTCGTCCTCGGGTCTTCCTCGTGGGTACCACCCATGAGTCAAGATGAGCAACACTTAGAGCGTTCTGGACGCCCCAAGGTCGTCAGCCTAAAACCTGGG